TCAGCGCGGTAGCCGTTCGCATGGAGCGAGCGGTCATAGCGAGCTGTGCCTTGCTGCGAGCGTGCTGGGCAACGATGTCCCACGCGGCTTGCTTAACCGTCTCGTTCGGAATGTAGAACGGGAAGGCGTAGCGCATCGCGGTGAACGTCACGAAGTCGTGTTGGTTCATCTTGCCGACCGGGCGGTCGTTACCAAGAGGCCAAGCAAATTCGTTCGAGTCAGCCACGCGCACGTTGTCGTCCGAATCAAGACGCAGGTAGTACCCCGTCTGCTGATTGCAGGCAACAATTTGAGCGTAACGGGTGATGGCAAACGAATTCACCGCACGGGTGAACTCAACTTGGAGAGCGCCAGTTGCGAGCGCGTTGGTGGAGGGGACGTAGGTATTTAGACCGCCTCCGACTGTTACATAGGCCATTAGATGACCTCCTTTCGAGTGCTAATTAGGCGATCCCACGGGTGGCTGGGAGGCGGTATGCCCAGAAGATGATGCCATCAGCGGCGGCAGCTTCAAGGGAGACGAACATCGGAATGGTTCCGGTGGTGGCTGCGGTGATTGCCTTGCCTCCGGTCGTTGGCATCAAGCCAATACCAGCGGTAGCGATTGCCGCACCAGCCTCGATCTGCACGCAGTTCGATGGCTGAAGGGAAATCGGGTCAGCGGTAGCCGATGCTGCATGGAGGGTAGCGTCGAATCGACGGGTTGAGCCGTCGGTCACGCCCACAACGTAGTCGGTGACTGCGGTTGCAGGAGCGCCTGCAAAGTTAGTCGTCGACATCTTGCAGATGCGGAAGGGGTTGATGTCAGTAGCGGCAACGAGATTAGGTGAGAATTGAAGCATCTTTTTTCCTTTTAGCCCTTCATCCGGGCGTTGATTGCCTTGGCAAACTCTTCAGGCTTGCCAGCAAATTGCTTGACGAGTGAGCCAACGTCACCAATGTCCATGCCACGCGGCAGGGCTGCTCGGCTCATATCAATCTTGGTTCCGATTGGGTCGCGGGCGAACAAGTCGCGCCATGACTCAAGGAGAGCAACTGGGTTACGGGAGGCCTGCAACTGACCAACAAGCGCCTCGCGCTGTGAGTCTGGGATGCGGTAGCCCTCCTGCTCCATGATCTCCACTTCGCGCTCAAACTTCTCGCGCTTCAACTCGGCTTCAAGACGGGCGAACCGCGACTTGAGGCGAGCGTTTTCCGAACGAAGAGCGTAGGTCGAACGACGGCTGGCAATGACGGATTCGTCTTCCATTTCGTCCTCTTCGCCTGCCTCAACGTCATGGCTCTCGATGTCGATGTGGACTTGACCGTCTTCCTCGGCCATTTCGTCCTTCATCTCATCGTCGTCCGCAGCCATCTCGTCCTTATCGTCCGAGTCGTCCGCGAACTTCTTCTTCATCATGTCCGAGAGTTCGGAGATGGCGCACTTCATGGCCTCCAACTCCTCGCGCATATCGCTGCTGGATGCCATGCTGGCCTCCTCCTTGGTAGTCGTCGGGACAAAGGTATTGAGTCCGCCACCAGCCCCGACGAGGTCATGGTTGGACTTTGAACAAGTGATCTTCTCGCCCTTGCGGGTGAAATGGGTGTCCGGGAGGGGGCGGCGTGGGGTTTCACGCCCGAGCAGCGCCACCTCGGATAGGTGGTTTGAGCCTGACCAGATCTCAGCCGACCGACGCGGGAAGGCGTTGGTGGCAATGAAGCGGTCGAAAATATCGCGGTTGACTTCCATGTCGCCCACAATGTACCCAATTCCATCGCGTTCTTCGTAGGAAATTGTGGGGAATCGACCGACAGCAGACTTCGGTTCCTTGCCGTCCTTCTCGTGCATGATGACGAGGCGAGGGAACGAGCCGCGAGCCATGTGCTTGCGCGTACTAGCGACGATGTCCTTAAGGCGCTTGTTGTTGAACCGCTTGAGTTCCGGGTCATCCTCGCCATCTATGGTTGGGTCGAATGCCATGAACAGTTCAACGCGCTCAATCATGACCTTGTCGCCATCCTCGGCGACTGTGTGGGATGTCTTTGCGTTCACGGTCTTCTCCTCTTTGCGGTCGAGTTCCTTGTCCTTGCGCTCTGCCCAAGCCTTCCCAGCATCGCCGCCCCACAGGAGCCAAGCGATATACCCGGCGGAGTCCTTGCCCCAGCCTTCGCCCTGCTTGTCAACCTCGTGGCGAGCGAAGTACGACACCATGCGGCGCACGGTTTCGGGCGACAGGTTCGCCCGGTTCTTGATGTCACGCGCCCGGGCTACGCCGATCTCCGTGCCACCGCGACCATGCTTTTCCCGCAGCTCTAGGCCACGGGCAGCATTCGATGCCATCTCGGTAGTCGGCTTCAGGTCGATCATGCGGTTAGCCCTTGGCTCATATCATTACCAGCGTTCCATCCACAAGGAAAGTATGGAAGGTGAAACCGCCGGATTGTGTTGTCGTGTTTGTTGCGCCAGTAACGGAGCCAACTGGCGTGCCGGAATAGCGCACAATAACAATGCCGCTACCACCTGCGCCGCCAATAGTGGTTCCTGCGATTGTTGGAACTCCCGCCCCACCACCGCCGCCGCCTGTATTTGCTGTACCTGCTGTTCCGGTTGTTGCGGTTGATCTTCCCCCCGCACCGCCGCCGCCTGCTCCGCCTGCTGGAGACGCAGCACTTGTAGAACCACCGCCGCCGCCGCCTGCATAGGTTGTGCTGAAGTAGGTAGCACCCGCGCCGCCAACCGCGCTGCTTGAGTTTCCGTCTGTACCAACGGCGCTCGCACCGCCGCCGCCTGCGCCACGGTACGGGCCGCCATCCGCGCCCGAATTTCCTCCGGCAAATCCTTGTCCCGACGTACCAGACCCTGCCGTTGAACCGGGATAACCACTACTACCGCCGCCCGATCCGCCACTTGTTCCCGGCAATCCCGCACTTCCACCATAGCCGCCACGACCACCGCCAACAGCGGTTGTCAAGCCCAACCCCGATACAGACGAGTTTGAACCGCTCGTTGGAGCAGTAACAGGCCCAATACCACCAATGCCGCCTACGCCAATGGTTACGTTGTAGGTGGTCGTTCGTGCAAGCGTCACCCCGGTTGTGTAAACCAATCCACCCGCACCGCCACCGCCAGCGCCGTATTGATTAAAGGTAGCTCCGCCACCGCCGCCGCCGCCTGCAACCACCAGTATGTCAGCACTAGTTGAAATGCTTAAATCGGTTAGCCCTTGAATTTGACCGTCACTCAGACGCGCAGGGAAATACTTGAGCGACTTGATGCTGTTGTTGAGCATGACGGTCGTGTCGGTAATGCTTGTCCCGTTCGTAGACGGGCCGCCAATACTCAACCACGTTGGGGCGGCGCTAAATGCCAGCGTCCCGGTAGCGACCGTGCCGCCGTTCATGCATAAACTTGTAGCCGTGCTGTTGTAACTAAATGCGCCTTTTGTCAATACGTCAGGCGCTAGGCTGTTTGCTGTTGTGACGGTTGCCGCTGCGCCAAAGTCTGCCAGCCGCAGCGTGAGCGCGGAAGCGGTTTGGTACATATGCAAGTGCTTGGTCGTCTGGTCGCTTGTTGCGATTACCGAGCGAGCGGTTGCGGTTGACGGGTCGCCGTACCAGTTGGCAACAAACGTACCCGTTGTTCCGCCCGTGTACCACGAGGTAAAGTTTGATCCGGCAATAATGGCGGTATCAACGGCGCGGGTTACTTGGCTTGAACCCGTAGAAATGTAAGAGCTGCTAATGGTTGTTTCTAGTTGTGCGCCCCATATTTCAATAGCGTCTGCACTTGTCACAATCCGGAATCCAACGCGCTGCGCGGCGGTTGTGGCTGGGAACGAATACCGCACCCATGACGAGGTAATTGCTTGCGTTGTGTAGCTTGTGCCGTTATCTAGCGTGTACTGGATGTTCCCTGTACCCGTTACGCGGCGAAGCCAAACAGACAAGACGCGGGACGCTGATGTCCCGATTGCGGCGCTGCTGATGATTGTGCCGTTTGCCGCGCTTGCGGTAATCCGTAGCGCCGTAGCGTCATTGCGCGGGCTGGTGTTGTTGGTGCTTGTGCGCGTGAGGTTCGTGTCAGCCCAGTTGTTATTCGTTCCACCCGTTGTAGCGAATGTCTCGCTCCAATTCAGGAGATTGGTTGCTGGGCCTTCAAGGAGCAATCCTTTGGCTACAAGCGTTGTCGGATCAAAGTCAAAGCGGGGCGCTTGAGCCGTTGCAACGGTTTCAACGTAGCCAAGGCTATTGATGAAGGTAGCAAGCGCCGTAGCGTCTGCACGGCTGAACGTAATGCGCGAGTCAATCGTTCCACCCATCGCCGTGAAGTCAAGGGTCAGCGTCGAGCCGTCACCAGCGCGACCCATCAACTTGCTCGCGTAGGACGAGCCGTTGACCCTTGACATCCTTGGACGGTTTGCTCGATTCATTTACAGGTTAGACCAGAAGGTTCCCATGTCAGGCGTGCCGCTCGACTTGAATTGCGCGGTGACGTAAGAAGCCCCGGCAACGTCAACCATCGCGTAGGCGGGTTCCACGTTTGCGCCTGCTGCCGTAGCGGGCGAGTACAGATTGGCCGCAGGGGTTCCACCCACTTGCGTGATGCCTGAGAAGGTGCGCGTGTTCGCCACGTCAAGCGTGTAGTTCGGCACGGTTCCGCTGGTGAATGTCAGCGTGAAGTCCGCGAGGACGGTCGGCATATACCAGAAGCTCGTCCCGGCGGCATCGAGGTACTTGCGCCAGCCAAGGAGCCGCATACCGATGCTGGTCTGCGCGGTGGTCGCGGATACAAGAAACGGCATGACGTACAGGAGCGAAGGGTTCGTCCCGCTCACCGATGCCGTGTTGATGTCCCACAAGAGGGCGGTTCCCGTTGTGCTGGTCGGCGCAGCGTTGAGCAGAACGGCCTGCGCTGCGGTGTAGGTTGCAGGGACGGTAGCAACCGTGACCTTGCGGAAGTTCTCTTGGGCGGTGTTGATTACGGGCATTTACAGTTCTCCTCTGCGCTTCATGTCGAGCGCGATTGCGACCGCTTGGTCTTGTGGCTTGCCTTCTTTGATGAGCTTGGCGATCTTCGCGCCGACGGCTGGGTCAGCGGCGGACATGATCTTCAGCCCTGCCTTCTGCTCCTCGGTCTGCTCGCGGGTCATGGTTGTCTTCGTGCCGGGGCGGGCGTTATAACGCCAACTGTCATTTTCATATCCGCCGAGCGATTTAATTAACTGCTTGACCTTTGTAGACGCAGTCAAATCAGTCGGTTCCATTGGCCCATATTGCCGGGTAACCGTGCCGCTGTACATTCCATTTGGAGATACGCGACCCAAGGTAACTGTTGCTTTTAATGACTTTGCAAGTTGCTTCAGCTGTGCAATTCTTTCTTTCATTACGTCAGTAAAACCAACAGTCCAATCGCCTAAACCTTTCATGCCTCCAAACTCGTCCTTCGCGCCGGGGCGGGAGGATTTCGTACTACGGTTGTAATCAACCGTCACCTGTCCAACATCCCGAGCAGCCCCGCCGTCATACGCTGGGTGTCGTCCTTCTTCTGAAGTAATTGCGGATGGCGAAAGATTCATGCTTGCCGCAACGCTGCGAAGCTTTGATGCTAATTGCGTTGCCTTGCCTTTTTGGTCGTAAAACCAAAGCATTACGGTATTAGGTCTGATATTGACCTTTGCCATATCAGGGTAATACCCGAGCTTCTTTGTCCAAGCCTTTAATTCTTGCTCGGCTTCGTCAATTTGAGGGGCAAACTTCGCCTTCGCGCCGGAGCGGGAGAACTTAGCGCCGGGATACTTGGATTTGAGTTTCGCCGCTAGGTTCTTATAAAGCGAGTATTGCTCGTCGTTAAGATCAGAAGGCAAATGACCCGCTGCCCGAACCTTTCGCAAGATGTCCTTTGCGTGAGCAATCTCGCTTGACGAGCCAACAAATTCGGCAAGCAAAACAACGTTTTCGCTGTGGTAATTGTTGTTCTCGTTTTCCTTGTACTTGACAAGGAAGTTAGCCAGCGCGGGGTCGTTATTTGCAAACGCCGTCTTCGCGCCGTTGCCAGCAGCAAATCCAAGACGGGCGGCAATTTCATTGCGTGTGTTGCTCATGTCGTGCATCGTAGCGATCTCCCTTGCGATTTATTTATGCGTTTACGAAACCGGGGTCAGGAACTTGGCGCGTGTCCACTAGCCGTTGACGCGCTCCGTTGTGCTTGGCAATAGCGGCTGGGTCTATCGTCCCGTTTGGGCGCGTCCATCGCTCGCGCATCGCCTCGGCGGCAGGGACAGGAATAATCGCGCAGCGGCAGTTGAACCCAAGCGGCGGGGCAATCCCAAGGCGGTCGAAGTCTGCCATCGTCCCGACGTAGCCGTCAAAGGCTCGATGTGTGTCCCGGGTGCGCGGGTCTTTGGTGGCGCTGAATTGCACTAGCGGGACGAAAGCCTGCACCCGCTCGTCGCGGAGGACTTCGGCGCTTCCCTCGGTCATGGCGCGGTTGGTGTTCGTCCGCAGGACGGTTTCAAGGCGGGAGGACGTTAGCCCTGTCCCGGTCATCAGTTGGGCGGTGGTTACGAAGTCGCCAAGGTTCATGGTCTTGATGAGCTTGCCGACCACGCTCTTGGTCGGGCGCTCCTCGATGACCTGCGCGATCAGTTCCTGCACCATGCGCGTCTGGGCGGGGTTCATGGCGGTGACAAAAAAGGTGGTATCGACAATCCGCTTGACCCGGGAGATAGCGCCCTGCGGCCCTCGTGTAACACCGCGTAACAACGAATCGAGAATCGGGGACTGTTTGCGGAGGTCGGGAAGGGCGTTTTCGCGCTCGTGATCGGTCACGTCCCCGGCGCTAGCGGCTGCTGCCTTGATGAGCAGTTCCCAGTCGGCGCGGGAGATTGGGACGCGCTTCCTGAACCAACCCGTGATCGGAGCCATCCATTTTGTCCCGAAGCCCTCAAGGGAGATCGGAACGTCCCGGTCGAACTTGACCGCGTCCCCATCGTCGAGCATTCCTTCGATAGCCCCGTCCGGGATCTTGGCGGTGTCTACCGTGTCCCGCGCCCCGAACAACCACGATGCCATCAGGAGCGCCGCCGTTGCCTCGTGGAACTCCGCCCACGCGGCGAGGGCATCTTCGCCCCTGACCTGAGCCGCGACCGCACGGCGGTACGCCTGCTGCGACTGGCGCAGGACTTTGCGGAGGTGCTTGTCGAGTTCGGCTTTGGTCATCGCTTGCGCTTGCGGACGGCGGCTACCTTCGGCGCTTCAGGGGCTGGCTCGTCGCCCTCGCTCTCGTTGCCCTGCCCGAGCATGGCTGAGAGCGG